CAGAAGGAACACAGGAAGGTATGGACAACCGAGAGGCTGCTCTTGAGAGTACTTTAGAAAGAGAAAAGGCGAGGGTTAAGAGAGTAATTGCTAACGTTTCTGGGACGACTAAAAAAATGTCAGAGGTATCAGCTGATATTAGTGACTATGATTCTACCAGTGATGCAAATAGACAGTGGGGGGAATTAGGGCGAGCACCGTATAATATGGGAGAGCGTAGAAATTATGTAGACTCGATCACAAAATACGGAACTATTGATCCTAACTTAGATTATCTCATGCCAGATAATCCTAATGGGACTCCTTTTACAATGGTAAATTACGATCCTGCCGCCGATGATGAAAATGCCACTTCTGGGTACGATGCAGACAGATCATTAAGTTGTATAGGTTCTACTTGCGGTGCGTTTCAAGAAGCGGAAAAGGGGACAGGAGGCGGAGGCACTAAAACTCACATGTATGCAAGCAACATGAAATTTAGAAATGCTACACGTGCTGGTAATACTAATTTTTCTGAAATTCCTATAGGTGATGTCCAAGCGGGAGACGTTGTCCAAAATAGGGATTGGCAGTCTGTAGACTATAACGACTCCTCAAAAGGTAAACAGTACCGTGCTCACCATGCAGGAATTGTAGAGAGTGTAGATGATGAGATAGCTAGCACTGTTAATCGAGATGGAGACGTAAATGAAAACAGCGGGCAGCCTGTTGTAAATGCATATAATGCAATAAACGGGCAGCTAGACAACTACGCTCTATCAAATAACTTTGGATCACTTAGGAAAGGTAAGACTGAAGAGCAGTATGCATATAGGTTTACTGGTGATGTTCCACAAGATCAGGCAGCTGTAAATAATTTTAGAGGAGGCCCAACAAACGCATTTAACTATCTACAATATGTACAAGAACAGAATCAGTACAAGGCAGATAACCCACCAATTAAAGCGCTTCCTATGCAGCCTATTCCCCGCATAGAATCTGGTGTTTCTCCAGGTCTTGTGGCGAAGGAGAGAGAGGTTCCAAAAGCACCGAGAAGAAAATTATTTGAGAAATGGCGCTAGATCATGCACAACAGATGGACATTCTGAAGAATGCCACTAAAGAAGGGTATAGAGGTTCTTATACTGAACTTTGGACTGCCGCAGACCCAGAAGCCCAGCAAGAGAATGTTGAGGTTGCTGAATCACCTCAAGAACAGGAACAAGGTCTTGGGGGGCGATCTCCTGAGCAACTTCCTGATGCAATGGTATTTCCAGAGTCTCAAGGGGATTTTAATACATCAGATATGCAGGCTCCAATTGACATAGAGAAGTACGGACCACAAGGTGACTTAGTACAATCGTATAAAAGCGTACCTCCTGGAGTAGATAATTTACCGATGGGAGATGATATAGGGACTGTGATAGAACGTCCCGCAGAGTACAAACTTGGCGGATTTTTTGCTGATAATAAAGTAAAAACTCTCAAAACAGGAGGATTTTTCAACGTTAAATGATATATAATAAAGACTCCTTGAAAACCACATTAAACCACATATAAGCAATAAGTTTATTAATTTTGTAATAATATATAGATAGATGACAGATCCAACCGAAAAAATAGCCCTAGACGACATTATGTTCGACGACATCCTAGATGGGGGCGTAGCTACAGAGCCCATAGATGATGGCTTAGAGCTAGTAGATGATCTTATAGAAGAACCAGAAATTGAGGATAAAGTCAGTGATGACCTTATAGACGATACAGACGATCAAGACGATAAAGGTCTCGATGACGATGTAGAAGCTAAGCAGACTAAGAAGAAGACTACAGATGATTCTGATGATTCTGATGCTATCTCGAATACTGTTGTAGGTGATATACTTGAAAAACTTGGTTATGATACCGAGAATGAGTATGATGACACTACTGAAGGCTTGCTCCAATTAACTCAAGATGTTGGGTCTCAAATGGCAGAAGATCAACTTGATCAACTGTTTGAGAAGTTTCCATTAGTAAAGAACCATTTACAATATGTTTTGTCTGGAGGAGATTCACAACAATTTATGAAGGCCTACGATCCTAATAACGACTATTCTAAAATGGACGTTTCAGAGGGTGACGTAGGAACTCAACGAGCTGTACTTAGCGATTACTTTAAAGCGAAGGGGCATGAAGATGACTTTATCCAAGAGATTTTAGAGGACTACCAAGACAGCGGTAAACTATTTAATAAAGCTACTAGAGCTAAAGATGCCCTTGCACAGTCACAGACAAAGGAAAGGGAACAACTGCTTGTAGGACAAAAGAGCCAACAGGTAGAAGCTTCTAAAAAGCAAAAGGAATTTTGGAACGGGGTTTACGAGACTATTGAAAACTCAGATGAGTTTGCAGGTCTCACAGTTCCAAAGAGAGAAAAATCGAAGTTTTTCGGTTATATCTCTAACCCTGTTAACCCTGAGGGGCAAACACAGAGAGACATAGATCACGGAAGTGCTGAAATGGAAGTGAAGTTAGCTATAGATTACCTTATGTTTAAGGGATTCAAATTAGATGACATCATTCAAACGAAAGCTAAAACTTCTAACGCTAAGTCACTCCGAGACAAGATCTCGAAAAACGAAGAGAAAATAAGAAGTGCAAAGAAAACTACTCGCCGCGCACGTGGAGGAGCAGTTGATTTGGACAACTTGGATCTCAACTTTTAACTCGGCAATTAATAATGCACATATATATAAAAATTTAGATAGAAATGGCTAATCAAGGAACAAACATAAGCGTCCAAAAGACGTTTTACAATGATTCGCAGATGACTGATATGAACAGTCTAGCGAATGCAATGTTGTCAAAGCCTACTGAACTGTCTCCAATCATTACGCATTTATCAGGAAAAGATGATAAGCGTTTTCCCTTATCATTCTTAACAGAAGGTGTAGGAAACGTGAAGTCTATCGACCGCTTGGAATATGAGTATCGTGTGGCAACACATAGATTGAGGACTCGCCCAGTAGCAGCAGCAGGACCAACGGGTTCTGCAATAGGACAAGGGGGTGCAACATTTGCGCTGGAGTTTCCAGACAAACACTTTGTATTTCCATACGTACTCGTATCTCAAGCTGGGACACAGGCACGTATCATGAGCGCACCAACACAAGTTGCTGGTGGTACTTCATGGAAGTACATGTTACAATTAATTAACCCTGCGTCAACAGCAGTAGTAGCGGCGGCAGATTGTCTCCAAGGTGCTCTGTGGGCTCAGATGTATGCACCAGTCGGTGTGGACTTCTCTAGAGGCAATGCTTCTAACTGGGAGTCTCCAGGCTTGGTTCGTAACAAGTTAACAACAGTTCGTAAGTCTTACCACATGTCTGGTAATGCTAAGGATTTTGTTGCTGAATTTTCTCTCCCAACTAAAGGTGGTTCTACTACTAAGTTGTGGATGGATTACGAGGAGTACTTACACATGCTCGACTTCAAGGAAGAGTGTGAGATGTACTACTGGTATGGTCAGAAAACTTATGATTCTAATGGTCACACATCTATGAAGGATGAGAACGGCCAACCTGTAATCGTAGGTCCTGGTCTCCTCGAGCAGATCGTGAATACTGATACTTACTCTATAATGACAGAGACTAAGTTGAAGAACATCATTGGCGATTTGTTTTACCAGATGACAGATGCCTCTAAGAAGCAAGTTACTCTGTACACAGGTACAGGTGGAGCTCGTGAATTTGATGAAGCTCTTAAAAATCACTTTGGAGGCTCTTCGCAGTCTTGGAAAGTTGGTGGAGAGAATCGTTTCATCACTGGATCAGGCCGTAACTTAGGACTTACTGGGTACTTCACATCCTACGAGCACGTAGATGGTCACGTAGTCAATGTGGTAAAATTACCACTATTTGATCACGGTGCTGTTGCACAAGCTCGCGGGAAGCACCCTGTTACAGGTTACTCTCTAGAGTCTTACCGTATGGTGTTCGTTGACCAATCAAACTATGATGGTCAGAGCAACTTACAGATGATCAATAAAAAAGGTCGTGAGTCTATGAGATGGTGTGTAGCTGGTTCGGTTGTTCCACGTGGATTCGATTCTGGATCTTCAAGAGCTTCTGACGTAGACGGTGCGTCTGTACATATGTTAAAGACTGCAGGTATTGCGCTTAAGCGTTTTGATACCTCTCTTGACATTACGTGTACAGCATCCTAAACACGGCGATTCTTCGCAAGTCTATATATTGGTTTATAATGGGGGTTGTGGGGAGCTTCGGCTCCCCATTACTTGCATTATCATATAGGAGAGTTATTCTTTCCACCCTATAATTAAAATTTTAAAGAACTGAAATAATGAGTAAAAAAGTTTACCTACGCAGACAGGAGTTGTCAAATCATCTTCCTAAAGCTGTACAAGCAGATGCTACTATGAGACTTAGTAGTGTATTTGTCAATAGACAACCTCTAAAGGGATTTACCCCAAAAGAGGAAAAAGATTTTATGCAGGAATTGCTAGATGTAGCACCTACGCATAATGACTGGCCAAAACATTCCAAAGACTTCTGGGCAAACCTATCTATCCCTGTAACATTTACAGGCGTAGAATTAGAGATTGGTCTAGATGATGATGGAATGCCTTTGAGCATAATGGATTATATCAAGTACCGATTCGCAATTAAGCACCCCCATGTGGCGCTTACTGAGGCGGAGATGGTGCAGGATTTTGCCAAACGTTTCTATATCCAAGATCTTACTAGAGAGGACAAAGTTAAAAATAACGAGATCCAATTTAAGAAAGACGCGGACAGAGAGTTTATCAAGCTATCTTCTTCTGAGAAGAATATGGCGCGGGTATTAAGACTAATGTCTAATACTAACCCTGAGAGATTAACGGCAGAGCAGGTTGAAAACAATTTGTATGAACTTAAGAACACTAGTCCTAAGAAGTTCCTACGAATTGCAAAAGATAAGAATTTAGAAATCAAAGCTGAGATAGATGAAATGATCACAGCAGGAGTTCTAAGAAAAATTGGGAACCAAGTAATCTTCATCGACGAAGTACTTGGGGACACTATGGACGACACCGTAGTTCACTTGAAAGACAAGAAGAACTCAGGTAAGTTGACTATACTACGAGCTAAACTTAAAGAGCTCGCCTTGTAATAATGAATGTAACCGAGATGCATATCGCTGTTCAGCAAGGAGTGGATAAAATTCATTCACTCCAAGCTGACATGCTCCTTTCTGAGGAAATTGATATAGAGCTGAACAAGAACATGTCTCGGTTTATCAATACTAAGTATGGTAAGAATAATATGTACCAGAAAGGTTTTGAAGAGAGTCAGAAGCGTATAGATGATTTACGTACTCTTGTTACAGAGTATGAGGCATCTGTAACATTTAAGGAGGTACTGCAAGAGGGTAGAATATTCGTAGATACATTTCAATTGCCTTTTAATTACATGTATCTAGTGAATCAGTCGTCAAGACTCTGGATTGATAGATGTAAACCTATGACATATGAATTGGAGAATCCAGTTGATGTAGCATTTTTTACTTTAAATTTGAATTCGTTTGTCAGCAATAATGCAGCAGGGGATTCAACAGCATTTATTGAGTCTATTATAATGCAAGAAGACATAGATGATGGAGCATCAACTGTGGCTTCTATATGGACTCCAACTATAGCTGCTTCTTATCCTACAGATATAGAGGCTATTAAGCAAGATATTATTAATAATCCTGGGGACGGATTTGATATTTATTGGGAGCAGTACTCTACGTTAACCTACCCAGGTAATTTTATAGTAGTAGTAAATACTGAACTTTACCCTTGGTTTAATGCGGACTCATCAATGTCAGCGCAGACTCAAGCAGTAGGCCAAGGAGCGGGAAGCGCACCAGATGCTTACTCTCCTGCCTTACTTATGGATAGTGCATACTCAGAAAAACGAGTACCAGGAGCTGCTTCAACAAGGTTAATGGCAGGGAATAGATTCTCACAGCAGGATGATATTTTCACACTTCTTAAAGACCCTTTCAATTCTACAAAACATACTGCACCTCTGACTACAATTAGAGGTCAGGCCATCGATGTGTACACAAGTGATATATTTATAATAGACACGGTAAAAATTACGTACATAAGACGGCCAAACGAAATATCCCTATCTTTGGGGGTAGACTGTGAACTTCCGGACCACGCTCATCAAGAGATTGTGTCTATGGCAGTGAGCAGCATTCTAGAAGAGATCTCCGATCCAAGGTACAAAACGGCGGTAGGTGAGGTCTCACGGAATGAATAATTGTTAATTTAAAATTTAGAAAACATGGCAAGACAATTGCTAATTGGTAAAGCGGGCGTTGCAGTAGCATACACAGCTGGGAAACTAGCTAACGGTGCTATCGACGTTCAAAAAGAATCTGCTAACGGTGCACATACATCAGTAGCAGCTTCAGGAGAAACATCTAAGACAGTTCCAAAACTACGTATTGTACAAGGAACTTCATTAGGTAACGTTTACAGTCCTTGGATTGATGCACGTAATGTAATTAACTGGAGCGGTGCTGCAGGTGCAGCTCAAGCTGCTCATCAACTTGTGTATACTATTTCTACTAGTTCTGCAGTTAGTTTTAACCTAGAGTTGAAGCTAATCAACATGACAAATGGTGCTGAGCCATTTGAAATGAAGAACTATGAGTTTGCAGTAGTTGGGATTAAGAGTCCTACTCAACAAATTGTTGGGTTATACAATGCAATAGTTGCAGATCCTCCACATTGGATTAAGACTGTATCAAAGTCTGCTGGCGCACTTACACTTGTAGGATACAAGAAAGGTGAAGCTAAAGTTGACGGATCTGTTCAGGGCGACCTAGTACAATTCAAATTTGCTGATAACAGCGGAGATTGGAGTGCTAGTACTGTAGCCGGAGTATTCTCTGGTGGTACACGTGGAGTGGGTGACCCATTCTATGTGGAAGCATTTGAGAAGAGCTTACAGGGAATGAATTTTGGTTACTACAACCGAATTGATCGTCCTAATGCTCCAGTAACATATGCTGATGTTGATGGATCTCCTGCAGATTACGATATGTATTCTGTAGTTGCAACTAAGGATGGAAGTACTACTTCTGGAATTAATGGCGTGGATAATCTCATTGAGATTAACATCGCATTTCCACAAGACGGAACAGAAACTGATCTTCTCGAGGCTCAGTTGAACCAAGTTCTTGATGCATTTGCTGCAGTAGCTGTTGCGTAAGTATAGTATTTGACTATTACGACTAATGGGGAGATTTAGGTCTCCCCTATTAGTTATTTTTTTTAAAACATAGAAAATGGGATTATCGGTTAAAATAACAAATGATTGTAAGAGTATTATAATCGGTGTATCTGGAGCGGTTGCCAACAATGGCACAGTAACAGTAACAAATGGCTCTCACGTTTATACAACAGCTGTTGTAGTTAGTGCTAATATATCAATATTAATTGCTACTGCAGATGTAGGAGTTAAAAATGGTGTGTTTCGTGTAGACTACGTAGAAAATGGAGCTGCTTTATTCCAGTCAGCTGTCATTGGGAACTGTGATATTTTATGTTGTTTAGCTAAGAAGGTGGACAAGCTACTAGCTTGTAATGCCGATTGTGTTAAATGTGCTAGCGAACTAGCAGAGGCACAACAAATTTTTCTTCTTATGAAGTCTGCAGAGACTGAGTTATCAAGCATGACGGGTGGAGCCAGTAGCTCTCTCGCTATTATTGAGAATGCTGCTAAGAAATATAACAAGGCGGCAGAAATTTGTGGTGGACATTGTGGATGTAACTGCTAATGGCTACTTTAACTCGATACACAGCCAAGTTTTATAAAGACTCGACTAAGACTTTTTATGCAGTATTTATAGGAGCACAAGAAAATCCTATCTTGCGTGTACAGGAGAGTACACTTAAATACTCATATAACGTCAGTTCAGAAGTTCTATCTGATGGATCAACCAAGTATGTATTAGTATTTCCTAAAACTACATCTGGGTCAGCCATATTATTATTTAATATAGAGTTTAAAGATGGTTCCCAGGTTAAAACGTCTGGCGAAGTCCCTAGTGATTCTCAAATCCTAGTTGCAGCCCATGACTCTTTATCGTTTTTTACAACATTCTCTGATTATGACTCGGATAGTAAGTCGTATAGTATTTCAGATTCTATCTACTATTCCAAATCTCCGTACAGCATATTGTACGTTTACCCCACATCTTCTGTAAATTATTTAGATACTAGTTCTCAAACGGACTCTTACTATGCTACTGCCGGTGGTGCAGCATATATCGCATCAAATGATTTACAAAACTCTTTTTTAATCGGCAGATCATACTCTGTCTCTAACATAGACTCTAATCAGCTAGGCAAGTTTTCTGCTGGGAAGGGTCCCCAATCATTAAATTTTTCTCAGTACACGGACGTAACACAGAAAGGGCCTGTTGTCCACGGACACACCTATGTAGACTCTTCGGTTATCCCGGGAGGAGGAACTGTTTATAATGTATCTAAAAATGCAGCATCTAGTAATTATTACTTAAATGGGTGCAGAGATAAAGAGCTTCCGTGCATTGCTGACGCAAGCACATTCTCAAATGATTGTATAACTGGCGCTACTCTTACAGCCACTATCCTTAATAAGGGTTCTAATATTTTCAAAGATGGAAAATGTTCAGCCTCGTGTGATGGATTCTCAGTAAAAGTAATCAACACTAAATCAGCGAGTACACTTATTTCTGCGGATGGGTCTTTCCGCGCAGAGGTAATTAGAGGTACTGCTGACTATACTTATACACTTGCCTCAACTGACATTGGGGTTGGTCTTACATATACAACTGTAACAGGTACTTCTACTGCTGCTGATATTAACTTTTCAAGTCTGTACGCAGGAAGATATTTATTAACTATTACAGATGCAAGTAGCCCAACCTGCACTCTACCCCAGGTTGTTTACATAGACGCGGATTCTGCAGAGTCAACCCTTAAAGGGTGTTTTCAGGCCGCTGCTATTAACTACGAGAACGTAGGGGCAGCCAATGCGTGGGATGAAGTGTGCGTCTTTTGCGATGCCACAGGAAAGTTAATTGGAGGCAGTGATGACTCTGAGGGCAGCATAATAGGAACGTTTGGCTCGACTAAGGTCCGTGCATCTAACTCAACTTCCATTGCTGATACAGGGGTAAGTAATAATAATGGACGCGCAGTGGTGGATAAATTAAGCACTAGTAGTTACAATATTGGAGAATACTTAGACCCATACTCTGATCAGACTGTTACTATTAGCTTTAACTCTGGGGACTATTTTACAGGGGGCACTGACTATGAATATAAACTGTATGCTCTAAGAGGCGATCCTAGCACTGAATATAACGTGTCTTCTTATCTTATTGCTAATTCAGCTTTAGTTTCTACTACATCTAATGTGTCAGGAGGAATTATGGTCTTTGATGACCTGCCCGCCAACCATTATGCTGTACGTATTTCATACACAATTGATGGTGAGGATAAAGAGTATGAAGATTGTTACATTATTGAGCAATTTACTGTGCACCAGTCTGGTTGTACGGACGTTGATGCTAGTAACTACAACCCACTTGCAGATATTGATGACGGTGCGTGCAGGACCCCTGACACGCCAGGAGACTCCTGCGATCTTAATCTAGGGGAATACCTTAATATTCAGTGTAAAGGGGCTACTTATGAAATACATTTAAATGTTAATCATGATTTAGTTTCCACTCCAGCGGCACTTGTTGCTGCAGCGAATATCCTGGACCCTAATGGGGATCTAGCTAATCCTGCACATTGTTACTACGCAGTGATAATAGACTACGAACCAGGACCTTCTACGACTTTGTCTTCGGCTACAATGACCTTCAATAAACTTTGGCAAGGAACAAAGGTGCTAGAGCTGCCTTGTGCTACAGGGAATCTAGCTGAAATAGCTTCAATCAGTTTAGTATTTAGTTATGGTGGAGCTTGGGCAGCATTCTGGCCAGATGAGGGAGGACCTACATTTGGGCCAGGTATGTGGACCAGTCAAGGGCCTTGTGGCTATGACTCGGCACTCTATCTTGCCCCACTCTACGACAATGTAGATGCTTGCTGTACAGTGGAGCCTGATCCTGTAGAAGGATGTATGGATGTTAATTCACTCTCATACAATCCTGATGCTACTATTCCGTGCCCAGATTGCTGTACATATCCAGAGATTCTAGGATGCACAGATATTAATGCACTTAACTATGATCCAAATGCAACTGTAGATGATGGAGGTTGTAGCTATGACGTTTACGGATGTATGGATCCTGTCGCAGAGAATTACAATCCCTCAGCAACAGTAAATAATAACTCTTGTACTTATCCTGAAACACCGTGTGACATTGTATCAGAGGTTATTGGTCCTATGAGTACCATGGGTGCGGCAGATCCAAGTTTATATGTATCAACTACGAGTACAACAAGTACGTATAGTATTCCTGATACAGCATGTTTACCTAACAGTGATGGTACAATGACTGTTGTACTGCCATCTTCTGCGATAATAGCGGCGGGTGTAACTGATCTGTATTGGACAGCAGTTGTCTCCAACAACGGCGTAGACTGGTATGGAACTTTCTGGAATGGTACAATAAGTCCACCGGCCGGTTCTGGTACTGGTTCATCTGCTGCGAGCCTAGTAATTGCAGATGGAGATCTTCTACCCCTCACAGGGACACACACATTTACTGGGATGCCATCGGGAATGTATGCCGTTGGATATAGTTTATATACTAATATTTCCTCTGACGGGCTTACTGTAATTCCCGGGCCTGATGGCGACCCCACCTGCCCCGATCTGTTTGTTAGTGGTCCAACTATTTCTGCAGGATCATGCCCAGATCAACCTGTATATGTATTTGGGTGTACAGACATTAGTGCAACGAATTATAATATCCTAGCAACAGATGATGATGGGACTTGCTCTTACCCAAATAGTGAAGGGTGCACAGACGTATTCGCAGTTAACTATAATGCTAACGCGCAAGTAGACGACGGTACTTGTAACTACCAAGGAAATGCATGTGCACCTCCAGTGGTTGGGACATGTATACCAAATACGTATACAACAAACTCTGCAGACTCTGTATCTAGTTGTTGCATACCTACTGATATTTCAGACCGTCTTGATGCTATTGAGAAGTGTTTAGCTATCTCGGGATCAAGATTTTATAATAAAATGATTACTGGACTATCTGATTCCTGCTCTACAATGGAGGCGTGGAAGATGATGATAATTCTAGAGATACTTCGACAGAAAGGGCTACCATGTGTATACAACTGCAGTGATGCAGCTACACAATCTTTAAGTGGTACAACTTGTAACTCAGTATGGGTAAGCCAAGGATCTCCTTTATGGACTTCTACAGGCGACTACCAAACAGGACACGTTGTTAAGAGCCCTGTGAATCTACAGTATTACGTAGCAACTTCCGCAGAGGGACTTGATCTACCGCCTAGTACTACAGTAAGCAATGAGGATAACCCTTTATCGGGGTGGCAGAGATGCTGTGACGAAGTCACATACTCAGGCAATATAAATTACCTAACTAATTTCATAGGCTTTGCAGAACAATATTGCAAAGACTGTGAACTTCCTTCACAACTACAGGAAGCGCCTATTACAGTAGAAGTTGCTTCTAAGCTAAGTGTAGGCGGAGTGAATATAACAAATAACGGAGGATCATTCGACGCTTCCTAACTATAATTAAAAAGAATTAAAATGGCAGAAATTACTTCTCTGACAACATTAGCAAAAACAAGTACAACAGCAACTGACTATGTGTTAGTGGCTAACTCTAGTACTAAGGCAGCTAAGAAATTTCCAATACAGTCATTGTTCCCGGTCCTGAATACAATTAGTGAGGATGCGGAAGATATTTGGGTAAGTCTGACAAACAAAAATCAACTGAACCTTAAGGGTATAAAAAGTGCAGATGCTACATTACTTACAGTTACTACAGCTTCTGATAATATAGTTCTTACGGTGTTAGAGTCTGGGATTGACCTTGACGCATGCAGTAATACTACATCAGGATTTATTTCCGCTATTGATTTCGCAGGGACTGTAACAGGTCAGTGCCCAGTTATTAAGGGGGGTACTGGGTTAGCAGCTATTACAAAAGGTTCTTTGTTGTATGCAAGCGCAGCCAATGTGGTTGCAGCAAGTGCGGCGATGTCCACACACGGGCAATTACTTATTGGTAATGGGACTAGTGGGGTACCGGCAGTAGCTACACTTACAGCAGGAGCTAATATGACTATAACTAATGGTGCAGGAGCAATAACTCTTGCCGCTAGTTTATCATCTCTTGCTGCTAACTTAGATACTGGAGCATATAATATTGATCTTAATGCTAACTATCTTAGTGATGATGGGTCTGATAGAGGAATACACATAAAAACTGGTAAAGCTGTAATTAACGATTCAGGGTCTTCACTGACATCTGGTAATCTCACGGGGCAACTTAACCTACAAGGTTCAACTTCAACTGCAGTTACTATAGGTAACTCTGGAGCTTACCAAGCTTCTTACTCTATTCTTACAACACCGTCTGCATCAGGCACTGTTGGAGCAGCGCTACACATTAAAGCAGCTACTGCAGGTGGCGGTAATATGGCAGGAGGTGCTTTAAACTTATACGCAGGAACAGCTACAGGAGCTGGTGCGGGAGGCTCAGCAGCATTAATTGCAGGGGACGCTGATTCAGGATTAGCTGGAAGTGCACTTTTAAAAACTTACACAGCTGGAGGAACTCTTACTACTGCTTTAACAGCAGATAGTTATCAAGACGTTACAGTCAACGCGGGTAGTTTAGTTATTACAGGCGCATCAGAAGGTATTGTCCACACAAACAGTGGGATAATAACTCAGGCTACAAATCATTCTACTGGGGTAACTTTGAATGCTACCTCAGGAGTAATTACTCTTGCTGCAGTGGCCTTAGCTGCTACTACAAATGCAGAGTTTGTATTTACTAACTCATCACTTCAAGCTGACTCAGTAATTCTACTTACAATGCAAGATGAGAATACTACAAATAATGTTCAACTGGCGTGTGCATTGCACACTGCAGCAGCAGGAAGTTGTCGTATTACTTTGGCTAATCCACACTCAAGTGGGGCTTCATCTGCAACTGCGAGTAAGATTCACTTCCTTATTATAAATAACTCATAATCTATTATATTTGTAATATAATTAATTAAACCTATATAGATATGACTAATGTTGAATTAAAGAATGGAGAGTTTGTTGAGTTGATCAACGGGCTTTTTGCTGTGCAGGGACTTAAGGGTGTAAAGTTTGGATTGTTAGTATCTAAAAATATAAGAATACTACAGACTGAATTAGATCATTTAGAATCTGCGGCAACTCCATCTGAAGAGTTTGTAAAGCTTTCTGTCAAAGTGAATAATTTAATGGCAGAAGATAAAGCAGAAGAAATTCAAAAACTTGAAGACGAGCATACAGAGCTTGTTGAATCTAGAAAGACTCAGATGGCTGAGCTTGAAAATTTATTGCAGGAGGGCACTAGTATTGGGCTCTATGCAATTCCCGAAGATTGCTTACCTGTAGATATATCAGGAGAGCAAATAATTAATATTGATAAAATTATAGAATAATGGCAATTAGAAATGATAGTGATCAGCTTCTTGAAGACCTTAGAAACGCGATAGACAATCTAAAGATTGATATAACTAACAGCGTTGGAGATGTTACAGTAAACACAGGACAGTTAGAAGCTCTGCTTGGAGACAGCGGGAGTAAATCCATTAGTAGTGGATTATATCCTGTAGGTAGAGCTGTGGGAGGAACAGACGCAGAGGATGCAGCACTAACAGCTAATCCTGTATTAACGGGCGGTAGATATGATGCATCAGCTAGATCTATTACAAGCGGTAATGCAGCAGCAATAGCACTTGACGCACGTGGGCATGTGCTAACTCAAAGTACAATTACAGGGACAGTTACAGCTACTCTATCTGCAGCAGATAATGCTGTACTAGATACTATTGATGCAGTGCTAGACACAATCAAGGTGGATACTGAAGCAATTGAAACTGCATCAGAAGCAATCTTAGCAAAGAATACTGAGATTGAGGCCAGCGCTAATGCTTTAGTTGCAGCTAACCACACAGATCTACTTGCCCTCGAGGCTAGTGCGGATGCGTTAATAGCAGCCAACCATACAGACCTGGTAGCTATAGAAGCAACTTTAACTGATATTGCTACAGACGGAGATGGTGTCCAAGCATTGCTAGCTACTATAGATGCTGATACAGGAGCAATAGGAGCATTATTAACAGCTGCTAATGCAGATCACGCAGCTAACGAAGCGTTACTTACTACAATAGATGCAGATACAAGCTCTATCAAAACTGATACAAACGCTTCTAAAGTTCTCTTAGTGGCACTGGAGACACTATCCACTGCAGCTAACGTTGATCTCGCCGCAATAGAGGCATTGAGTACAGCTGCTAATGTTGATCTTGCAGCAATAGAAGCTCTTAATATTACT